GAATACACAGGTTTTAGAGAAAATTGGGATGAATGTACGTCAGGTTTGGTTGGTAAGATTCTTTCTAAAGCAAACAAAGACGTTTCAACCATCTCAAAGATAACCACAGCACTTCTTTGCTGGGAAGCAGAAGTATCTGCTTCAAACTTTCCAAAAATACAACTGGTAGCCTCTACAGTGGTTCCAGACGCTAGGATTATGGATGTTCTTAATAACTTTTCTGATAATCTTGTATCTTGTCATTCAATATTGGATAAACGACTAGGCACTACTGCAACTTATGAGTTGGCTATAAAGATTCTTGAAGAACTTGGTGAAAAAGTAAGTCTCAAGAAAATTAAAGTCAAAACAGAAGATGCAGACGCTACTGAGAAACTGGATGCTAAATCTGGGATAGTCACTGAAGTTGAAAGCAAGGCAGAATCTAAGAAAAGTACAAAAGAAGAGGATAAGCCTTCATCAGAAAAAAGAAAACCAAAAGAAGAAGAAGAAGACGAATACAAGATTGTTAACTTAGTTTTGTCTGAAGAAGATTTAGCTAAGTATTCAATAACAATGCCTGACGAAGGTTCAGACATGGGTAAAGTTGGTATCAACTTTGAACCTATTAAAACATCTAGTGGTTGGGATTTAACAGACTTTGAAAAATTTATTATTGTTGACTATCCTAGACAAACAGGTCCCGAAAGATTCTTCATTAAAAGTAGCATTAGACAACTTGATAAAGAATATGCAACAAGGGTACAACCAAATCTAGTGTCGCAAGAGAATTTTGCCCAACAAGTTCGTAGACTCATTCAAATCAAAGCCAAAGTACAAACACAATATGGTGTAAAGAAAGGTAAATTAGATCAATCTAGACTTTCTCGCATCTGTTTCAATGCTCCTGGCTTTAATGAGCGTGTTTTTAAGAACAAAATTGAAAACAAAACTCTTGATGCAGCAATATCAGTTTTGGTTGATATGTCTGGTTCAATGTCAGGTGAAAAGCTGTTATATGCTTTGGCATCTACATTGCTAGTCAATGAGGTCTGTTCTACATTGAATATTCCAGTTGAGATTGTTGGTTTTACTGATGCAAAAGACAATCTTGGAGCAGATCAACCTGCAATGCTCATTTACAAAAGCTTTCAGGACTTAAAAGTCTCAGAAGAAAACATAAAAGAGTACTTTAGTTGTAGCTCTAGGTATATGGCTGGTAATCCCGATGGTGAAAACATCCTGTGGGCGTATGACAGACTACTTAAACGCAAAGAAAGAAAGAAAGTGTTGATCGTAATGTCCGATGGCAGTCCTGCTGCAAGCAAAAGCTCATCTGGATTGGGAATATTTACAGAAAAAGTAATTAGAGAGATAGAGCAAAACAAGATTGTTGACATCTATGGTTTGGGTCTTTGTAGTGATTCTGTAAAAAGTTATTACAAAGCCAACAGTGTTGTTAACGATCCTTCTGAGATACCAAGTAAGTTAATTGAGTTAATAGAAAGGAAAATCATCAATGTCCACTAAGAAAGTTGAGGACCTTGTTAAGACTGCTTTGAAAGAAGCTCTTGACAAAAGAAAATCACCAGGCGAATCTATCACAGAAGCTTACAAATCTGTTGATAGAACAGAAGACTGTACGTCTGGTATTGATATGTTAGTAGAACTGGGTAAAGGAGGCATATTGGACAATCAAGTTTGGTTATCTGATTTAATCTCTGACGACACAATCAAAGACAAAGATAACTTTGGAGTTACAACATTCCATGATTATCCTTGGGATGAGCGCATAGCTTCATTTGTTCCTAGTATCAATGAAAGCTATGTAATCGACAAAGACCAAGCAGGAAGTATTCTTATGGCTTGGGAATTGAATGAGAAAGTACTATGTTATGGCCCAACAGGTGCTGGTAAGTCTAGTCTTATTGAGCAGCTTTGTGCTTTGACCAATAGACCTTTTATTCGTGTTAACTGTACAGGTGACATGGACTCATCAATGATCTTTGGTCAGTTGACAGCCAAGGATGGTTCAACAATCTGGGTTGATGGTGCTGTTACAGAAGCAGTTAAGTATGGTGCTGTATTTGCTTGGGATGAGTGGGACGTTACTCCTCCAGAGATTGCAATGGGTCTTCAATGGCTTTTAGAGGACGATGGCAAGCTTTTCTTAAAAGAAATGCCTGGTAGTACGAAAGACAAGCAAATAACGCCCCATGATCATTTTAGGATTGTTGCTATCGGTAATACGCAAGGTCAAGGTGATGACACTGGTTCACATGCGGGTACTAACGTTCAAAATACTGCAACGCTTGACAGGTTTGGTACAGCAATCTACATCGACTATCTCAATCCAATGGTTGAGGAGAATCTATTGGTTAACAAGTGGCCTACAACAATAACTAAGAAATCAGCCAAAGAATTAGTTAAACTAGCTAATCTTGTTAGGCAAGGCTACAAAGCCAATCAGTTCAGCTTAACCATTTCTCCCAGGTCTTTGTTCAGTATTTGTAGAAAAGTAACTGCTGGACGCTCTCTAAAGAAAGCTTTTACCTTGGTTTATCTTAACAAACTCAATGATACACAACGTAAAGTTGCTGACGAACTATTCACTAAAGTCTACGGCACAACAGAATAAAGCATAAAGCCATATAGCCTTCCCTTATAGGGAGGGCTATTTACTTTGTGTTTTATAAATACCAATATGATTGACAACAAACAAATCTTAGCAAACGCTCCTAGTAACATAGGAGAACAAATTCATGTCAACCACAAAGGCTGCGAAGCAGGTGTAGACACCAAGAAACGTTTGTACATCAAACGTAATGACAAGGGGTTGCTTGCTTATTGTCATCATTGCAATCAATCAGGATTTGTCAATGACACATCTAGGTTGTCTTCTTGGGTTAGTACTAAAGAACTATCTTCAGTATACAAACATAACACTAAGCCAGTACTTTCTACTTTGACAACAGAAGGTAAGGTGTGGTTAAACAAAAACTACTGCGATACAAATGACACACTATTTTCAGGGGTTGCTGGTGAAAGACACAAGGTTGCGCTTACACTACTTAGCCCCGATCAAGAAGTGATTGGATGGCAGGTACGAAACCTGCTATCTACACCTAAGTATTTAACACACTACATTAACAATAAAAGCAAAGGCGATGCAAGTTGGTTTCACAAGAACAGCAAGACTTTGGTAATAACAGAAGATTACCTCAGTGCATACCGAGTACACAAAAATACAGGATTTAGTTCTGTAGCGTTACTAAGAACAATTATTTCAGACAAAGCACTATCACAGATGTATGAACTTAATTTTGAGTTTGTATTTATTTGGTTAGACCCAGACGAAGCTGGACAAGAAGGAGCAAGCAAAGCATATAAAAAACTCAATCATTTTTTACCAACAACAACAAAACTTGCCATATTTGGCATTAACAAAGAACCTAAAGAATGTACACCAGAAGAACTGAAAAGCATTCTTGTTTGAAGGAAACAAATGGACTATGACGTTCTATATCTTTGCTCTCAAAGCAAAGAGAATCTAAACAAGTACAGGCGGTACATCAAACCGCATGTGGTTGTTAAAGAAACAAACATCATCCTTGACGGGATGGACAAGTACTACAAAACATTTCCATCTATAGGTGAGTTTAGTTGGGATTCATTCTCAGCTTATTTGATTGCAGATCAAAGCAAACGACTCACAGATGATGCCATTGTCAAGTTACGCATGACATTGACAAAAGCAAAAACATATGTTCCACACCATGCACACGAAGAAGTAATCAAAACTCTCATTGAGTTAGATTACTTGGCTTTAATCATGGAGGAATGTGAAAAAGTAAAGGAGGGTACAAGTGACCTGGAACACGTTCATATCATCGCTACAAACGCTCTTAAAGATGTTGAGAGATACATCGAAAAAGATGAACTATTTGTTAGTGCTGATCTTTCTGCAATCGCTGATCGAATTAGTTCTAGTGGCTATGAATGGCGACTTGAACAGCTTAACCGATCTCTCGGTCCGTTACGTACTGGTAACTTTGTCATTGTTGCTGCTAGGGTGGAAGTAGGTAAGACAACATTCTTAGCCAGCGAGGTCAGTTACCTAGCACAGCAGTTGCCCAAAGAAAGACCTGTTGTTTGGGTTAACAACGAAGAAGAATCATCTGTTGTGTTCTTTCGTATTGTTCAAGCAGCATTGGGTCAAGAATCTAAAACAATGATTGCAGACTCTAAAGAAGCAATGAACAAGTACACGGAATTGATGGGTGGCAACAAAGATAAGATACGTGTTACTAAAGACATGAATCACGTACGTGATCTTGAGACGTTGTTCAGAGAAGTTAATCCAGGTTTGATTGTGTTTGATCAGCTTGATAAAGTGGATGGCTTTCCAAAGTCAGACGAAAGAGAAGACATCAAGCTTGGCAAAATATACAAATGGGCTAGGGAACTAGCAAGAACCTATGGTCCTGTTATTGCAGCGTCACAACTAAGTGCAACAGCAGTAGACATGAAAGACCCACCATTCATCGGTCTAGATGCTTTGCGTGGATCAAAGACTGACAAGCCAGGTGAAGCTGACGTTGTTATCACATTGGGTAAGTACAAAGAACCAAAGAATCCCGAAGAAGAAATGATTAGGACAATCAATGTTCCTAAGAACAAGCTACCTGGTGGTGGACCCAAACAAATGGAATCAGAACGTCATGGTCAATACTTAGTAACTATTGATCCAATCAGAGCTAGATTTGAATAAGGAAACATATGGATCAATTAGAAATGAGAAAGTTAGCAGAACTCTATAACGTAAAGCTGTCAGCAAATGTAATTAACTTTGCTGCACAGTGTTACGGAATAGGTTATTCAAATGGTAGAAAACAACAAGAAACACTTTACTTAAGAGAGGAGAAAAATGACAACAGCAAAATATGCGATACAACCGAAATTCGTAGCGATTGACGTTGAGACAACGTTAAATGGTAACGAAGATATAGGACTAGCTCATCCTATGCACCCGTTAAATCGTGTTATAGCTTACGGGATACATCATGGTGACTTTCCTATGGTTACATATGAAAGCAAAAACTTCTGGGATGTTTTGGTAGCAACAAAACAAGAAGCAGTTGTTTGTGGACACAACATATCTTTTGATTTGATGTATCTCTACAAAGAAGCTGAAAAGTATCACAACATAATTCAAGAGCATTGTATTTGGGATACACAGCTTGCAGAATATATTTTGAGTGGTCAACAAATTAAGTTTTCTAGCTTAGATGAGTTGAGTATTCAGTATGGTTTGCCAGTTAAAGATGATTCTATCAAGAAGTATTTCCAAGCAGGATTGGGGTCTGACTACATTCCCAAAGAAGAACTCACGCCTTATCTGCTTCAAGACATTGAGAACACCAAAGCAATAGCCATATTGCAATGGGAAAGAGCAGTCAAAGCTAATCAATTGTCTTTGATCAGATCGCAAATGGAAGCTCTTCATGCAACAACAGAAATGATGTTCAATGGTCTACACATTGATACAGCAGCTTTAGACAAGTACACAGTTGAGGTTGTTAACGAGTATGTTGAAGTCAAGCTTGATCTAGAAGAGTTAGCCAAAGGTCACGTAGAAGACATCAACAGTCCAAAGCAGTGGAGTCAATTCTTCTTTGGTGGTTCTAAGAAAGTCAAAGTCAAAGAAGAAGTGGGCGTATACAAGAATGGTAATACCAAATTTAAATTGGTAGAAAAAGTAATCAAAATTAAACCATTTATAACGTATACTCCTGATCCCGATAAAGTATCTGCCAAGACTGGACAAGTCTCTGTAGATGACACAGTGCTCAACGATATGCTTGCACACACATTCAATGCTGAAGCAATAGAGTTAATCAACAAGTTGCTAAAGTATCGTGAGTTGTCTAAGCAGCTATCAACGTATGTGCAAGGTCTTAGCAAACACATGATAGGAAACTATATACATGGTAAGTTAAATCACACAGCAACAGTCACAGGTAGGTTGTCATCAACCAATCCTAATCTACAAAACATCAGTAACAACCCTATCAAACAGATATTTACTTCCAGGTTTCCTGGTGGCAAGATTCTTGAGATAGATTTTAATCAACTGGAAGTTGTGGCTCTAGCACATGTTACTAGGGACAAACAGCTTATAGCTGACATCTCTGGTGGTGCTGATATTCACAGTGAGTTATACAAAGATATGTTTGGGAGGATGCCAACTAAAGAAGAACGTAAACCATTCAAATCAAGAACGTTTCAACTTATTTATGGTGCAGGTCCTAAAGCAATCAGTAAACAAGCGGGTTGTAGCCTTGAAGAAGCAAAGAGATTTATTGATGTTTTCTACAAGCGTTATCCAGATGTAGCTGAGTGGCACAAGACATTTGCAGAGAAAGTTGAATACGAAGCCAAATATGAATTAGATGCAAATGGATTTCTAGAGAAAGTTAAAACGTTTGTTTTACAAACTGAGACTGGCAGGAAATTTGCTTTTAAGGAGTATCACAATTCGGAGAGCTGGTCATCTAGGACTTATAATTTTAGTCCTACAGAATTGAAAAACTATCCGATTCAAGGTTTAGCTACTGGAGATATAGTCCCAATGATGTTGGGTATTATCTTTAGGAGACTAAAAAACAGAGATGACATTAAGATGGTTAACACTATCCATGATTCTCTGATGTTCGATGTTAGAGGTGATTCAGTAGAATTTTTTAGAAAGGATTTAATAAGCACATTAAGATCAACAGACGAATTTTTTCAGATATTGTTCAGGACACCTCTGGCTCTGAAGCTCAATGCAGGGGCATCAGTAGGTGACAATTGGTTTAACATGAAAGAAATTTAACATGGCAATGATGACAGGCGTAGTGGAAGCCGTATCCACAAAAGAAGTAAACACTAAGTTTGGTGCAAAGCCCACTTACTCTATGAAAGTAAATGGTAGTTGGGTCAAATGCGGGTTTAAAGACCCAGGAGTTCAAGCAGGTTTTGAAGTTGAATTTGATGGTGTAACAGGTACTTACGGCATGGAGACAAAAGCTGTAAACATTCTTAAAAAGGTTAGTGCTGCTCCATCAGCACCTACACCAGCACAGGGTGTTATTGGTCCTTCTAAGCATGGTACTTTTGGTGGTTACAAAGACAAAGTGTTTCCCATTCCTCCTCTTCATGGAGACAGAGCTATTGTTCGTCAAAACGCTTTAGCTCGTGCAACTGATCTCTACATCGCAGCTAGAGGCAGTAAACCATTTGATTTGGAAATGAGAACACTTGATTTGGTAATTGCTCTAGCTCGTAAGTTTGAATCTTACACAGCAGGTGACATTGACATGGCAGAAGCCATAAAAGAAGATTCTGAAGAAAACATAGCAGCTCAAGAGTAAACATATAAGGTCAGTGGGTAACACCACTGGCCTTTTTTTATGCTATCAACCAAAGGAGTAAACATGACTGCATTGGAATTGTATGAATTACTTGACCTATTAGATATTGACTACGATGTTGTAGAAATATTTGATGGTTCTAGATTGTTAAGTTTTAAAGTAGAAGAAGAGGAAGAAATAAATGAAGAAGTATAAAGTAGAGATAGAGCTTTTGTTAGTAAATGAAGCAGATGGTTGTGATTGGGTACACACTCATATCAAAGAAGTTTTAGTAGACAAAGAAATGATTACAAACTTTAAAGTAACCCAGGAGGAATTTGATGAAAGCACTGATTGATGGTGACATAGTTGTTTACCGAGGTGCAGCATCAGCAGAAACAGATGAAGCTTGGATAGCTCAATCAAGAGCTGATCAAATGATTCAAGACATCTTAGCTGATACAGGTGCTACGTCTTACAGTGTGTTTCTAACAGGAACGGGGAATTTCAGAAGAGAAATAGCCCCAAGTTACAAAGCTAACAGACCAGACAACAGGCCAGCACATTGGCAAGCTGTCAGAGAGTTCCTAGTAACACAACACAAAGCTCAAATCTGTGACGGCTACGAAGCAGATGACGAGATGGGTATTCAACAAGACAAAACTGGTGGTACAACAGTCATCTGTAGCATTGACAAAGACTTGTTACAAATACCTGGTAAGCACTACAACTTTGTCAAGAAGGTGTTCCAAGAGGTTACACCAGACGAGGGTTTGAAGTTCCTTTACTTGCAGAGCCTCATAGGGGACCGCAGTGACAACATTGTGGGTGTACCTGGTATAGGTCCTGTCAAAGCTGCACAAGCACTAGCAGAGCTGTTACCTGAAGAGTGGTATGACAAATGTAGGGCAATGTACAACGATGATGAGAGATACCACCTCAACATGCAACTTCTCTACATCTGGCAAAAGCCCAACGACAAATGGGAACCCCCCACAACAACAACCGACACGCCCCCACAGGGCGGGGAGGAAGAAAACCTCCACATTGACCTAGATGGCGGACTAAGCGCAATTAACGAGTAACACAATGCCACGACCACAACGACATAACCCCAACGGCTACCGCAGCGGCTTAGAAGCAAAGTTCCAAGCTGCTTGTGAGGACAAAGGTTGGAAGCTGGAATACGAAGCTAACAAGATCAAGTACGTTATCCCAGCCAGCAACCACACTTACACACCTGACTTCACTGTTACTAATAACGTCTACATAGAAACAAAAGGACTATGGACAGGTACAGATAGGAAGAAGGCTATCTTCATCAAAGAGCAGCACCCAGAAATAACCATTCTGTACGTGCTACAACGGGATCAGAAGCTCTCAAAAAAGAGCAGTGTCACCTACCTAGACTGGGCAGCTAAACACGCCATAGACGCTTGTGTGTTCTCTAACAACGAGCATTGGAACAACTTTATCTTAAAACACAT